CCAACTAATGTTGGGAAAGCGCCTCTAAAATCATATCGTTTTATTGAAGTTCCATCTCTATCTAATTGCTCAACAATTAAGTCTGCCTGGTAGTCAGTAGGATTTACAAGACCAACATTGGTTGTATGTCCATTAATACCATTCATCCATCTTTCCATAGCATCGCGTGTACCCATGTCAGTGTCATTTAACATCGTAACTGTCCATGGTTCGAACGATCTTTCGCCAGCAATTTTTAGTATTCTTCCGCGGAACGAAATAGGTACTTCTTCTATTACTGATTGAGGAAGCTGAGCAGTTTTACACATAAATGATGTTAATTCAACATCACCACCTGCATAGCCTGG